GATCAGCTGCTGTTTTTGCTGAAGTAAAATCTCCAGGACTTAAATTTTCGTGTCCCATCCAAGGCTCATGTTGCGGAGTTCGCATAGGAGTATAAGCAGGTGTTGCTGCAGGTCCGTTCATATGAATCCCATCTGGGGCAGTTTCTGTATGAGTTTTTGCAGAAATATGGGTGCCTTCGCCGGCAGTAATTAACCCGTCTTTTCCTGCTTTCAAACTTATGTTTCTTCCAGCAGTCATTATAATGTCTCTATCAGCAGTAATGTTTAAATCATTTTTTGTATGTACGCTAACACTATCGTTTGCAAAAATATCTATTTTTCCTGCTGAGGTCATTTCAATCCAAGTTGATCCTTTAGCATTACCTATATAAATTAAATCTTCTGTATTATGCATAAGAATTTGATGACCGGTTCTAGTGCGCCATCTTGTTAATTCATTATGAGGCAATGTAGCATCACCAGCTTCGTTTTTTTCTACACTACCGTATTCCGGTGGTCCTTCACCTGGTGGTGTTTTTCTTAGAAGCATAGGATCGCCGTCGTCCATTACAAAAGTAGTTCCGCCTAATCTACTAAAAGGAACTTGAGTCCTGCCAAAATTTTCACCGTAAGATGCTGTAGGCTTTCCTTGTCTCCTATCTGCAGGTCCCGGAGTACTCCAACCAAATACCATACTAGGAACTTCACGCCTTGCACTAGTTGTAGTTGTACCTCTTGTTGTGTCTCCATCTAATCCCTGTGTATCTAAAACATCACAGGTGTCCATATCACAAGGCTTAATATATTTTGTAGGATCTCTGCCTATTGCAGTTTCTAATTCTTTATTATATTCGCCAACTGGTTTTGCTTTTGTTTTATCTTCTGAATTATATGTAGTTGAAGCTCTGCCTGGCAGCATAAAATTCATATACTTGTCTTGCACACATCCTATCCAATATCCAAAACCGTAACTTTCTTCCATTGCAAGCACAACTACCTTAGTGCCTACATCGGGTGGAATTGCCCACATGCCGTAACTTTTTTGTGTAGAATCAAATCCAGGATTAGCCTTTACGCCCTCACGTGGAGTAACACCGTAAAACGGACTTACATAGTAACACGGCATTAGATAGCCGCTGCTTCCTTCAGGATTGCCTGATTCGTTAAGTTTTAAAATTTCTACTTCGATAGCACCCATATATTCACTGTCTAAGTGATTAACAATCTTACCTATATAAGGTCCTGATGTTTCCATCCAATCTGGGCGATTGGTTCTTGTAGTTTGGTTTCTACTACTCATTATATTATCCTAAATTATCCTCTGCCTGACGCTCTATTTGCTTTTTTTAGATAAGCAGCATGATCTTGTTCAAATGAATCATCTTCGGTACCTGCGCTGTTAGATGCCTGTTCGGTACCTGCGCCTTGGTTAGTTTTTGCATCTGCTGACTCTTCAACTTTTTCTTTCATTATTGCATTGTCTGTATTTGTAGATTCACTTAGTGTATCACGTCCGGTCTGGTTACGTCTTCTAATTAATTTTAATTGTTGATTAAATACTCCGCCCGTCATACTTGACATACAAAATATAACTTGGTATAGTCCACTAAACGCACCTACAGGTTTTGTTCCGCCTCCAGGAAAATCCATGCCTCCTTCTTGGTTATAATCTAACGGCGTTCTAAAATTTATAAGAATATCAACTTCAGAACTTTGATAATCCATTGTTCCATCTTCAGTCATGTTAATAATGTCAGTTTCTGCAGCATTATAATTACCCATACCACTGTCTGTAATATAATAAGGGTCGCCCCAAATAGTCATGTCGGCCATAACTAAATCAACACTACTGTTTACTAAAGCATCATTGAAATCACGTGCAATAGATTCTTTAGTTCGTTCCATCATGCCGCCGTTACTTCGACTACCCGGCGCTATTATTTCTTTTGAAGTAGCATTACCACTAGAACTCATGTTGTCAGTATCGCCAGCTCGTTGAGTGTATTCAGTATGCCCAGGTGGTCCACCAGGGCTATTTTCTTTTTCAGTTTTTGTACCAGCTTTATTTGCACCGCCAAAAGGCATAATACTAGTAAAAAATGCTTTATCAAATTCTAAATTAAATTCTATAATATCGTCATTTTGTCCAGTATAAATGTAGTCGTATTGTTTACATACTTGCCTTTCTAATTCCTTAATACCCGGGCTTGCCTTTGTTGGCGGCATGTATCTATTAATATGTGCTTTATATGGAACTACTCTAAACACAAACAATTTAGGAAACTGTCCTGTTATGTCCATCTGTTCATAATTTGTAATTTCATACACATCAGTTTCAATTTTAAACCACGGAATCATACCGTTACCATCAGGTACTGCTTCAGAAATTTTTCTACCATAATCACTAAGGATAATTATTTCTTCAATAATGTTTTGAATCTTTGTACCAGACTTAAATGTCAAGTCCCGTCCTTTATTACTAATAGAAATATTACCTCTTTTAAAAACACCTGTACTAATAGAAGTATCTCTATTAGGCGGGCCACCTGTTGATTGTGTTTCTTCAACAAACTTAGGTCGACCAAACGGCTGTTTGCCACCATCTAAATAAGACTCTATTAATTCCGCTTTTCCGATATCATTTATATTATCTGGATTTTCTGCATTTTCTCTAACAGCTTCTCCAATTCCAGATCGCTTAACAACTATACCAAGAAGTTTACTTAACTCTGTATCAAAGTCAGCAGGCACATTATTGTCATCATTACCTGAAATACTTTGATAAAGTTTTAATTTTTCTGCATCAGTAAATTCACGCTTTTCGCCTTCTCCCGAATTTAATTCAGGATTAGTTGTAGCTGTGCCTTCTTCAGTATCTTGACCTAATAATTGTTCTTTTGATGTAGCTCGTTCAGTAGGAAATGTTATAATATATTCGTCTACAGCTACTACTTGTTTTTTTTCTAATTTTTTCTGTTCATATTCGTTAAATGAAGACATTAAACTTTTTGCACCACTTTGTAAAAGTTCTGCTACAGTAGTACCTGTTATAGTAATGTCAGTTTTAGTTGCTTGCACTTGGTCTGATAACCCTTGCTCATGCCACGGTATGGCTCGTACACTATAAACACTGCCTCCTTCTGTAACACTAAAGTCTATTTTAACCAACTTAATTGGGAAAATTCTGCGCAAATTTGGTTTAGATACATAATTTCCGTTATCGTCCCATCCTTTAAAATCTAAAGTTATTACATATGGAGCTTCGAGATAATTTTTATATTCTGCTTGTACTGCGGCAACTTGTAATGTTTGTAAAAACATTCCCATTGAATACGGCTCAGTTACTTGGAAATCAATAGATACTGCATTTGTTTGTTTTGTTTTTGTGTTGTTACCTATAATAGCATTTGTTTCAAAATTATCTATATAGTATTCTATCTTTCCTTTTGTTTCAAACATAGTTGTTGCTTTGCCGGACAACCCGCCGCCCGAACGAGTAATCATAATAGCAGGATCACGCTTTCTATAAGTAGCATCAGGAAAGTTTACTTCGTATGTATTAAGCACACCTAGTCCAATTACATAATTGTAACTTGCAAAATCTCTAAGTTCATTTGGAAATGGAGGACCAGCCTTTGTTGTAACTCCTAGCATTTTTGCAAACTTTTGTAATTCAGCATTTTCGTACTGTAATTCTGTTCTATAATCCAATGGAATATTTAAAACTGGATCAATTGCTGCTGCTAGTTTTCCTGTGATTGCGCCGTCTATCGAGTCAGCAATAGCATTTACATTAATGTTACTTGATGTTGTAAATGCTTTAGCAACACTGTTTGCTTTAGATTCAGCAAAGTCTTGTACAGATTTACCTGCTTTTGTTGCTTGTGCAATTAAGTTCTGTGGGGAGTAATCAGCCATTTATATTCCTAATAGTCGTTTCAAATTCCCGCCTTTAGGAAGATATATTTCAACGCCTGCTTCAAAGTCAAAAACAGGGTCTTTCAATTCGTTAATATTACGTTGTGCAAAAACCCACCATAGTTTGTGATCACCATATAAGTCATAAGCAAGCAAATCAGGCCTATGAGTATATTGCACTTGTATTACATACGGAATATCATCTGCTTCAGCTGGAATAGGACGTATTCTTAAAATATCAAGATATTGACCATTTTTAGTTTTTGTGTCCTTCCAAGGACTGTTTGAAGTATACTTTGCCATTAAATAAATCCACCTTTGCCAACATACCCACCTTTAACAAATTGATCTAAGCTAAATTGTTCTACAGCTCGTCTACTGTAAATAGGTTGTACTGTTGCTTGTATATTACTTCTTGTCGGAACCCAAGCGCCGTTAGGTCCGTATCCTGGTACTTTAATATAGTCGACGTCTTGTCCTAATTCAATAGCAAAACTTTGAATTATTACAGGAACGTCTTTAAATACGTAATCTCCATAACCGTTGAGTCTAACTACGGGAGGCGGTGCACCTACATTACTAGTTTTTCCATACGCCATTTTTGTAATACTTCTTAGATAATGCACTGCGGCTAACCAATATTGACCTTCGTAATTGTTTTCAACATAAAAGTCACCAACAATACTAAATGCATCCACTCTTGAGTTTTGATAGGCAAAAAAGGGATAATTACTATGAACGGGTTGAATCGGCGTATAGTTAGCCGAGTGTGTAATATATATTTGCGGAGTATAAGGCCAAACTAAGCCATCTGTTTCTGCAAGAGGAGCAAGCATACTACCCCCAAAATTCTTAGGTAAAGACAATTTGACTCGCCAATCCGGATTAGCATCACCACTTGTTGCAGAAGTAAATTCAAACCCACTCGGTTCAGCATCTGGCAATAATCCAAATGACCTTAGTGCTTTACCAAATCCCGTTGCTTGTACAAAGTCTTCTACACGCTGTTTTGCGCCAGATACTAGCCCTGTAATATTTTCTGAACCAGCAAACTCAGCCACCGATGCTGAAGGATCAACACTGCTACGACTGTTAGATCTACGTTGTGCTCTACCCGCTGGCCCGCTTGTGCCACCTTGTGTAACAGCGTTACCATTACTATCCCTTACTGGATTACCATTACCGTCTACTACTGCCATAATTAACCTCTTTTATATAAAGTATTTAGTTGACTTTATTAACGTAGTAGTTTATAATATACATAACAACTGGAGAAAAAATGAAAAAAGTCAATTATTTAAATAACAAAGATATACTGTTAGAGATACATAGATCCAAAGCTACCTTTTGTAGTTATGTGGATCCTGAGTACAATCAATACGATGTGATTCTACTTGGTGTAGATAAGATTAACAGACTAACTATTGCGGAAGCAAAGCGTAACAAAGCTAAAAGACTAAGTCAAAAAGCATTTGAAGCGTCAAAATTAGCTGGTAAGAAAATAAAACAAGCAGAGTGTGAAGTAGACTATAAAAAGATTACCAAAGAAGAACTTATCTTTCGAGTTATGACTTACGACCACATTCCGGAAGAGCCCGGACGAAAAAAGAATCCAAAGACAGTAGCAGACACGAAGGTAAAATTAAACTTTCCACCATTTAACCATTACAAGTATAACGAACACGACGAACTTATACTAGTAGGTAAAAGTCATTGGGAAGGCGGCATGGATAATGGCAATTTTACATTGAAAGGTGGCAAGGCAACTAACAAACTTGCAAACATGTGGCTAAAACTATGTGAAAGATATGCTACAAGAGGCAATGTACGTGGATATACTTACAACGACGAAATGAAAGGTCAAGCTATATTACAATTAGCACAAATTGGCTTACAGTTTGACGAATCTAAGAGTGCTAATCCTTTTGCTTATTACACTGCGGCTGTAACAAATTCCTTTGTAAGAGTTATTAATATCGAAAAGCGTAATCAAAATATACGAGATGACATTTTAGAAATGAATCACTTAAATCCTAGCTACACTAGACAATCCCAAGGAGAATGGGAAAATCAAATGAAACGTGAAGCAAATAGAGTTAAAAAATAGTTGACTTCTGAAGCACAATCAAGTATAATAAAAGATAAGCTAACTAAGGATAACATACATTGTTTAAAAAAGCGGCAGTTTTTACCGATATCCACTTAGGATTAAAAGGTAATAGCAAAGTTCACAATCAGGACTGTGAAGACTTTATTGACTGGTATATCAAAGAAGCACAAGCTGCCGGTTGCGAGACTGGCATCTTCTGCGGAGACTGGCATCATAATAGAAATAGTTTAAACTTAACTACTATGGATGCTACTATTCGTAGTATGGAAAAGCTAGGAGCCGCCTTTGAGCAGTTCTTCTTCTTTGATGGTAATCACGATTTGTATTACAAAGACAAACGTGACGTTAACAGTACAGCATTTGCTAAACATATTCCGGGTATTACATTTATCGACGAAATTACTACAATTGAGGACGTTACTATTGTTCCTTGGTTAGTAGGCGACGAATGGAAGAAACTTAGAAAGTTAAAAAGCAAATATGTTTTTGGGCATTTTGAGTTACCTAGCTTCTATATGAATGCTATGGTACAAATGCCCGATCACGGCGAGTTACGTGCAGAAGACTTTAGTAATCAATCATATGTGTTTAGTGGACACTTCCACAAACGTCAGCAACAAGGTGTAGTACATTACTTAGGTAATGCATTTCCGCACAATTATGCTGATGCATGGGATGACGACCGTGGCATGATGATACTTGATAGAGAAAATGATAAAGAACCTGTGTATCTTAACTGGACAGACTGCCCTAAGTATAGAACTGTTGGGCTGAAGAAGTTATTAGAAGATACTGATAACATTATTAAACCCAATATGTATTTGCGTGTTACTATAGATGTTCCAATTTCTTTTGAAGAAGCAACGTTTATTAAAGAAACATTCGTTACACAATATAAGTGTAGAGAGATAGCACTTATTCCTCAAAAACAAATGGAAGAAATATCAACAGATATCGACATACAACATTTTGAAAGTGTAGACCAGATTGTAAGTGGTGAAATATCTGCTATTGAATCTGAAAACTTTAACAAAAAGATGCTATTGGACATTTATAACGAACTATGATACGTATTAAAGATTTAACCGTAAAGAACTTCATGAGTGTTGGTAATCAGACTCAAGCAGTTGATTTTAATAAAGAACAACTGACCCTTGTGCTAGGTGAAAACTTAGACCAAGGCGGTGACGATAGTGGAAGCCGAAATGGTACAGGTAAAACTACTATCATTAATGCACTAAGCTATGCATTGTACGGTGTTGCTCTTACAAACATTAAAAGAAACAACTTAATTAACAAAACTAATTCAAAAGGTATGCTAGTTACGCTACACTTTGAAAAAGACGGACAGGATTATAGGATTGAACGAGGACGTTCGCCTAATGTGCTTAAATTCTTTGTTAATAATCAAGAGCAACAAATGACCGACGAGTCGCAAGGTGACAGTCGCAAAACACAAGAAGAAATTAATACATTGTTAGGCATGTCACACGATATGTTTAAACATATTGTTGCGCTGAATACATACACAGAACCGTTTTTAAGTATGCGCACTAATGATCAACGAGCTATTATTGAACAGTTGTTAGGTATTACAATATTGTCTGAAAAAGCCGAAGGCTTAAAAGAACAGATGAAATTGAGCAAGGACGCAATTACTCAAGAAACACTTAAAATCGAAGCAATACAAAGTGCCAATGGTAAAATTGAAAGTACAATTGAGAGTTTAAGAAAAACACAACGAGCCTGGATATCAAAAAAACAACAAGACGTTACAAAGCTATCTAAAGCAATCGACGAGTTAGAACACTTAGACATTGATGTTGAACTAAATTCTCATGAAAGATTGCAGAACTGGACAGCGCATAATAATGCTATTTTGGCTCTTAAAAAAGAATTAAGCACATTAGAACCAGCACTACAACGTGCAGACAGGTCTGTTGAAAAGGCACAAAAAGATATCGCAGATTTAGATGATGCTACTTGTTATACTTGTGGTCAAGAACTACATGCAGACAAAAAAGCAGAAATAGCAGATCGTAAAACTAAAGAACTTGCTGATGCTATTGCATACCAGTCTGAGATTACTACTAAGGTAACTGACGTTGTAAAGGGCCTTAAAGACATAGGCGACATTAACGGCAAGCCTACTACGTTCTATGAAACTGCTAAAGAAGCATTTGATCATCGGCAAAATGTTGACAGTTTAAAACAAGCTCTAAGTACAAAAGAAACTGAAAATGATCCGTACGAAACACAGATCAACGAACTTAACAACTCAGCTATGCAAGACATTAACTGGTCTACAGTTAATGAAATTACAGATTATAAAGAGCATCAAGAATTCTTACATAAACTATTAACTAATAAAGATAGCTTTATACGTAAAAAAATTATTGAACAAAACTTGGCGTACTTAAATAATCGTCTTACATACTATATTGTAAAACTAGGTTTGCCACATCAAGTAGTATTTCAAAACGACTTAAATGTTGAAATTACTCAATTGGGTCAAGACTTAGACTTTGACAACTTATCACGTGGTGAACGCAATAGACTTATACTTGGTATGAGCTTTGCATTCCGTGATGTTTGGGAAAGTTTGTATCAGAACATTAACTTATTGTTTATCGACGAGTTAATTGACAGTGGCATGGATACTGCCGGAGTTGAAAGTTCTCTAAGTGTTCTTAAGAAGATGGGCAGAGAACGAGAAAAAAATGTATATCTTATATCACATAAAGATGAACTTATCGGACGAGTTAATCATGTGATGCGAGTAGTAAAGGAAAATGGGTTCACAAGCTACGCAAACGATATTGAAATAATAGAATAGGAATTTTATGATTGATTTTATAATATTTGGAATAGTCGACAATGCAATAATGATCTTAGGAGCCATGACAGGGTTATCTATTGAAAAGTATTTGCCTAAGGCATTTCAAAAGGGAATTGGAACAGTAATTGGTGCAGGTATCGGCAATGCTGTGAGTGATTTTATGGGTGGTGCAACTACAGCAAGTTGGGAATTAGCATTTGGTACAGCATTTGGTTGTATTATAGGTCTTGTTTTTATTCCACTATTCAAAAAAATCCAAGACATGTATATTGAGAGAAAATAATGAAAATTGGTGTTAGAGGAAGTAATTTAGCACTTGCATACGCAAATCGTGTGTGCAATGAACTTCCGTGCGATACTGAAATTGTTGTTATTAAAACTGCTGGTGACTTAAATCCAGATGTGCCTATTCACGAAATAGGCGGTAAGGGAGTGTTCTGTAGCGCGATTGAAGTTGCGCTACATAATAAAGAAATTGACGTTGCAGTACACAGTTTAAAAGACATGCCCGGTGAAGAACATCCTGACTTAATTATTGCTGCAATGCTTAAACGTAATAGTCCACATGATGTACTTTTAGGAAAAATTAGTTTTGGGTGTACCATAGGAACTAGCAGTCCAAGAAGAATTGCACAGCTAACAGAATTATATAAAAATTTAGATATTAAAATAAAACCCATTCGTGGTAATATTGATACTAGATTAAAAAAACTTGACAATGCGGAATATGATGCTATAATACTAGCTGAAGCAGGATTAAAAGCGTTAGATATTAGACGTACATGGATGAGAATTCCTACTATTCCTGCCGTTGGGCAAGGAGTAATTGCGTTGCAAACTAGAAAAGACGATATTGAAGTTATTAACATTGTTAAAAAAATTAATCATGCAAAAACATTTGCTCAGGCGCAAGTTGAACGTGCATTTTTAAAGGGCATGGGAGGCGATTGTCATACGGCACTAGCAGCACATGCAACAGGAAGTGACCCTATTACGCTACGGGCAGTGTATTATGATTAATGATGATATACACGACCAATTAACCAAAGCGTATATGGAGTATTTTAAAGAAAATGACAAATTTGAAGCTCGTAATTCTGTGCGTACACACGCTTCTGTAAGAAGATGGTTACGTGAAATACGAAGATTAGCAAAATTACGCATGGAAGAAATACACGAAAAACATGTAACAACTAAAAAAACCATAAAAGGCAATAAAACTGAATAGGCACGGTAAGTATACTCATGCAGTGGACTTACGAAGGGAAGACAATAGACACAATACCAGACGAGTATGAAGGCTTTGTTTACCTCATTACCAACACCACTACAGGCCAAAAATACGTAGGCAAAAAACTAGCAAAATTTAAAACTACTAAGCCACCACTTAAAGGCAAAAAAAATAAAAGACGCGGCACTAAAGAATCAGACTGGAAGACATATTATGGTAGTTCAGACAGATTAAATGCAGATGTTGCTAAACTAGGCTCAGATAAGTTTACACGAGTAATTCTATATCTATGTAAAGGTAGGGGCGAAATGTCCTACATAGAGGCAAGAGAACAGTTTGATAGGCGAGTACTTGAAACAGATGATTACTACAACGGAATCATTAATGTTAGAGTCGGCGGATCAGACAAGCTCAAACAGGCATTGCTAGAACATCACATACAGGCAAAACATTCCAACACATAAGGTTAGCGGGCCAGTTTAAATTACCGCTGTGGAAAAAGCTCTCGTATAGAAGCACACGTACATATTGATCGACTACCCAGAGGTAGGAAGCCACCAAACAAATTGGGCTCACTGGTTGATATAGATTGTTTTGTTGGCAGTCGAAAAACACAACATAGTTCATAAAAACCCTTTAGCACTAGGAACGAAGCGGGGGATAGCTGTAAAAAGCGATGTCGACGGAGGATGGGAAAGGTCAGAGCCCATTGAACTTGTGTATAAAAAATTACCTCTTTCCAATGTCTTGGCTGTGGCAGACTCACATGAAGCGCACTTTAAGATTAGATGGGACTAGAAATA